ATCCTCATATGATTGAATACCAACCTTGTGTGTCGGTGTTAGTCTAGAAACACTAGTTTTTGTTAAATCTGTTCTATTCTTTGAATTATTACCAAGACACAGATAAACTGTTCCGTTTAGAGAATTATAAGCATAATATTGTTCTCCTTCTGAATTTCCTAAATCATTATACGGAACATATATTTTATTTTTCTGCCAATCAATTCTAGGAATCATTGGAGATATATCGTTTTTAGATATCAACGAAACATATGACATGTCAGTGAAATCAGAATCTGTTGTGTCTTGCCCAGAAACTCCACCGATATAAAAACTTATCCTGTTTTTTTTATTAAAATTTTTAGTATATTCTTCTAGGGTTTTTATTTTAATTTTATTTGATCTCATTTTTTCATCCCGGGCAAACTAAATCAGAACATGTTGGTATTTCGTCGTTTGGGTTTTCCCCGCAAAGATATAAAAAGTCAATTATATTTAGTGAACCAAAATCACAATCATAATATAAAAATCCGTCAACTAACTTAACGGTTGTGCAATTTAAAGCCCATCCCGGATGTTTAAATGTTGGCAGATCATAATCAGATCCATCTGGTGGGTATATTTCTGTATTTAGAGCATTACCATTACAACCATAGCATGGGTTCATATCAGCAGTGGATTCTAAACTGTAAGATGCATAATGTGCTATAATAGGACTTTCACAAACTAAACTTCCTTCGTCGGAATCTCCAAAAGGACCTCCTGTGGGAACATAGTCTGCAATAGAAGTTTCAAAAAAAGGTTGTAATCCTGCTGGATGTAAAACTTCTTTTAGAGCAAGAGAATATTCTCGTTCATCTCTTCCGGTTTTTACCGCATAAGAATAATCTTGGTAAAAATATGAATCTCTAAAAACTGAATAATTTAAATAAGCACCGCCAAGAGAAGTAACTTCTTCATATGATCCTGTTGAACCTAATCCAGCACCCCAACCGGAAAATCTACCACCGTTCAGTCTCATGACTTTTGTTTTTGGTGTTTCTACTTTTATATCTTCGCCAGTTATACCATAAAGAGTGCTTAAGAAGTGAACATAGGATTGTTCATTTCCTTTATATTGATAAAATTTTATTCTTATCCCGTTTAAAAAATCAATAAAGTTATCTAAATCAATTGATGTTTCGTTTAATTTAGATTTAGGAAAAGCAGAAAAATAAGAAGAAGCAAAATGCTTAATTTCATTAAAGGAGGAAGATTCTCCTCCAAATATTTTTTGTATTTCATTGTAAGTTAAAGGATAGTGTGATCCCTCCTCCTTACAATATAACCAATCATAATAAGATTGTAAAAAATCAAGAAGAAGAAAATCTTCTGGACTTTCTTCTTTTCTAAATTTCATCCATTTTGGAAGCTGGTATGATATATCATAAACTCTAGGACAAATATTACTCTCTGGAGTTTCAAAAGCAATATCTCTTAGTTGCTCTTGTTGTTGAGGAATAGCACCAAAAGTATCAGAAACAAGTATATTGTTTTTACTTTGTTTAGATTTTGCTTGTATTTTTTGGTACGACATCATACTACCTCTGTTACTGGGGCAGAAACATTTATTGCAGTAATCATTTCGTGTTTGGCTGTAAATTTATTAGACTGCAATATAACTTTAAGTTTTGTGCTTGTTGTTAATACACCAGAATTTATTTCTATTTTTCCTGTAATGTAATTTACAGTTCCTATGTTTCCAGATATAACTTGAGTTAAACCATTGGTTATAATAAAAGCACGAAGGTTTCCAATATTTGTATCATTGGGGAAATCAGCGACATAAACATCTTGATATACATTACCATCAATGTCTTCTAGCAAAGAACTCGAAGGTTCTGTGGTTGTCACTGCTCTTTTTCTTAGATCGGAATCTGTTATCTTCTTAATTTGATTCTTTGCATCGTAAAATCTTTTTTGTGCTGTCTCCAATACATTGAATCTTAAAAATGAAGAAACATTTGCCAAATTTACTTCCAAACCATCTTCAACCGAAGAAATATCAGTTGCAAACTGTATTAAATCGAATTTATTATTAAATTTTCTTGAATTTCCATAAAGTTGTTGAATTTTAGAATTTATTCTTGACTGAACTACTGATGTACTAGAAGAAGATTGTGCTACGTTTCTTTCAAAAGGCACAGAAACAAAATAATCTGATTGAATCGGATATACAAATTCTGGCAATATAGTAATTGTCATTCTTTGTTTTAGTTGATCAATTGCTATTTGTATTTCTGACACATTTGGATTTATATCACCCAGTTCATTTCCATTTATCAATGAAACAAACACTCTTCCGTAGAATGGTGGTGATGTTTCTTCTCCGCCCCATATATTAAATCTAAAATTAGAATCTGTTAAGGATTCTCCGATTATAGTTTGACCTAATGCTGCTACTGCATCTTCCTTAGTAACGACTCTTCCTTGTGCTGCAAACCACTTTGGTGCAAAGAATTTTATAGACTCTAGGTTTGGAACAAGAGATCCTCCGCCACTAAATTCCAGAGTTTGAACAATAGCATTATCATTTACGTCTGTTGAAGTGAAATCAGTCGTAAATGCACCATACTGATTTGCTCTTTCCCCTGATGGAATTATATAACTAACTCTCACCAAAGATCCCGCTGGAAGAGATTTTCCAGGCGAAGGATATGGTGTTTCATTTTTTACATTACCGCCAAAAATAACATAGAAACCATCATCAAATCTTTCTATAAAATATACTTCGCTTGTGGAATTTATATTTGAATTTAAATTATCTGATAAAGTCCACTCTTTATATCCATCATCTGTTGGAAGATTAACTTCTACTGTCAGAGAACGAATATCTAAAGAATCTTCTCCGATAAAACCTATTGAATTGTTTTTATCCAAAGAAATAATTCTATTTAAAATAAGAGAAGTTCCTTGGTAAACATAAAAATCAACCTGTCCTTGATCATTTGTGGTGTGTTCATCTATTGTGTAAAATGTTAAAGAAGATCCTTCATCGTTTTTAGCAGTGAACGGGTGATATTTTGGTATTATTTTATTACCGCCGCCCACTCTAATACCAACCTTACCACCTGAAGCCCTTGCGCCTGGAACAACATATCCTAAAGGTTTTGCCAAAGAAATTAAACTTGAAACTTTCTGTGCAGAATCAAAAAATATTTCATTTGCTATCATGTTTGAATAAAAACCATAATACATCGTATTATAGGCAAGTAAGTCCAGAATTGTTGATAATCCAGAACCTTCAAAATTATAGTCACTGAAAACATCTTGATTCTTTAAATAATTTTTTAAAGAATTCTTAATATCTTCAAATTCTAGATTTCCTAGATTCAACTGGGGTAATGACATTATCTTATCCTTCCTAGTGATAATGATATTGTTTGTGGTGTTGGAGTGTCTTCTATAAGAACTGTATATTTGATATAGATCTGAAGATCATTTGTATCACCAGGTCCTTTGAAGGTTACAGACTCATATTTTGCTCTTGGTTCATAGGTTTGAAAATTTTGCTTAATTTTAGAAGAAACAACAATATATCCATCATTATCTAGATTTTCAAACAATAAGTCATAAATACCAGCCCCATAATATGGCTTAAAAGGCTTATCATTGGGTCCATATAGACATAAATTTATAATTGATTGTCTAATAGCATCTAAATCTTTTGCCATTTTGACATCATGTGTAAAGTCATTTTTTGTGAAATTTATGTTTATATCTGTGTATTTTGCCATATCTTATGTATTATCATTCTGCTTTTTTATAGAAAGAATCTCTTATTAAAACCATAGACATAAAATGATTTCTTTGCAGTATTCTGTGAGATATGCTAGCAACCATCCATTTTCCAGATGTTCTTTTTTGATTTCCGTCTTCGCCTGAGATATTATTTATCTCTACCATAGCACCAGGTCGAATACTCAAGTCTCCAGCAACAGAGATAACAATAGACTGTGCAGTTAAAAGAGACATTTGAGCGTTTCTCAACAATGGTGTTTTTACTGGTGTGTTCCAAAAAGTAGCATAGGTTCTAGTGTATTCAAGCCATTCATGATATTTTTCTCCTATATTTGGACAGTCGCAACTATGTTGTGCGTCTGGTTTGTCCCATTCGCATCCTAGATATTTCTTCCCAAGAACTTCTTCTATTTTTTCGCACAATCTAGACTCTTTTAACAGTTCTTCTAATTCTTCATCTTTTGGTTCTGGTGTTGGTTCCAACTCATTGACAAACTTTATTGCATCTTCATAAGTTTCTGTTATAGATAAAACTTCTAGATTTGAATCTATAACAGCGTATCCATTTTCAGCATTATTTTCGCCGAAAATGGACTCTATTACTTGATTTACTATTTGTTGAAGTTCTATAGGAGTTGGAGATTCGTCTAATTCCTTAAATATTTCAGAAAATTGCTCACTAATAGAAGTTAAATCATCATTGGTTGAAATAATCAATGCATCTTTTGGCTGTAAATATTTGGCTGGACAATTACAATATGGATCATCAGGTGGACAATTGCTGTTATTTACAGGTCCATTTGGATTTGCGCACTTGTAATGCCTTCTTTCTTCTCTGGTGATTGGTATCTCATTTTTATACCATTCGACCTGACTGTTTTTTGTTATTTCTAGTAATTTATTAGGTTGTATAGCCATTTTATTCTTGATCCCCATTTAAGTATGGTGCTAGCACGGTAGATTCCCAGCAATTACATGGTGCTTGACCATTTGGTTGATACCGATGTATCCATTTATCAAGAGTTGCACCATTTGCATGTGTTTCCGGTAAATTTTCTTTATAATAATTAAACGGCGGTGGATAAGGAGAAGCATAACCTTGAACTTCATTTTTCCCGTAAAGATCTACTAAAGTATACCCTTCTAAAGCAGAACGAATTAATGGCGTTCTATTTAGCCAAGGAAACTGTCTATCGGATGATGGAAATCGGTGATGTGTTGCTTGGAACGCTTTCCCGTTTATATAAACATCCCCGGTAGAAAATCTTTCAAAATAAGCATTTGCTCTGGGTGTATAAACATTTGCTTGTGGAAAGTCTGGTGGAGGATTGCCTATACTTATAGTATATCTCAAAACAATATCTCTAAGATCTCCATATGGATCGTAAAATATTTCATCGTTAAAACTAAAGAAATCTCCGGGATCTCCGTTGTCTATTTTTTCTAAATCT